CTATCGCCCATAAGACACTTAACATGAATATAATCTGTGGGTTCAAAACTATAATGATCATTCCAGTTTTCATAAGTAGTCTCTTTTCGTGTAACATAGCTAAAGCGACTTACACCTGGTTGTATTAATAAGTCCCAGTCTTTGTCACTACTCATTAGCCAAATTTCTGGTATGCCTAGTTTAACTTTTTTGCTAACTACATATGCAGCAATATCATCTGCTTCTACACCCTGATAGCGCAACACAGGATAGTGTTCACCAAGTAGCTCTAGTGTAGCTGTAAAATCTTCAAAGAATAGCTCAAACTCTGCTCGCTCAGCCTCAGTTTGACTTTCATACTTGTCTTTGCGATTTTGCTTGTAAAGTGGGTAGATTTCTTTACGATAACTGCTTGACCCTTGATCTGCAGCAATAATCGTCCAACGAGCTTTATAGCTTTTGCTAAGGCTTTGTATTGTGCGTAGGTAGTCCTCTGCAAAATTTCTAGCACCACTATGTTTATAGCGAAAAGCAAGATTAAGGGCATCTACTATCATCAGTGCGTTTTGATTCTGTTCTATTTGTTTAAAGGTTTTCATGGTATTTTTAGAGTGTAATCTACTATTATATCACTGTTGATAAGGTTTGTCAATCTACAAATTTAAGTGTGCTTATTGCCAGCCAATCTTCTAGCAAGAAGATATAAAACTCATAATCATCGGCATTATACATTAGCCAGCGTTTTTCTAGTAGTGCATCATCGTCAAATACTACAGTAGCCACAAACAATTTACTGCGATCATGTTTGAATATAAGTAGTGGTAATTTATCTACTTGTGTGGCTTGACGCTGTGTTTGTTGCCACCACTCAATCAATTGTGGAGTTTTATGTGTTAACAATCCACTATTAATGTGGTCATCTGCATATCCTTTTACTTCAACACAAAACCTATTAGTTTTGCCAGGCACATATAGGTCGCCTTTAAGCTGATGTTTAGGGTCAAGAGCACCTGACCCAGGCACTCTTTCCCAGTTTAAACCTGTATATTTACGCAGCGCATCACGTGCTAGTGTTTCAGTACGTGCGCCTTTTTGACGACTATCTACCACTGGTAGCCTCACGAACGTGTTTGGCTAGTCGTTGCCAGTCAATTTTTCCACTTTCATCTGTGTATAGCAATTTTGGCTTTTGATCATTAAGATCCTGCTGTTCTAGCTTATCTACTACACGCTGTATACTTTTACCTCGCTTGCTCATAATTTTTTCATAGTGCTTTTTGCTCATATTATGCCTCAATGCGAGATATGTTATTACGTTTAATAACATTTACTTTCTCTAATAGTGGATGACTAAACCCGTGACTAACTAAAAAGGTGTTTAAGTGCTCTTCGCGTAATAATACTTCTACTAGCTTTTCTTTACCATCTACATCTAGTGCTTCTACAGTTTCGTCTAAGATTAATAAATTAATACGACTGCTGCTTAGTGTTTGCATTAGCTTGCGTATGGCTAATAGTGTGGCTACATTTACACGGGCTTTTTCACCGCCGCTAAGTGCACTAATGTCTATATCGCGACCATTGTCACTGATAACAACATTTAGCTTGTCACTGCTGTTTACCTTGAAACCAATCTGAAATCTGCCATCACTTAATTCAACTAAGTATTGGTTAGTAATCTCTTCCAAATCCTTGACTAAGCACTCTATTTTATAAGCTACTAGTCCAGTTGTACTAAAAGTTTTATTTAGTATGTTAACAATATTAATGCGTTCATTAATTAAACCAAGTTGAAAGGTATGTTCCTCCAACTCACTGCGCATATCTCCAAGCTGCTGCTTAATAGTATCTACTTTAGTGTTATGCGCTTTAGCTGTACTGTTATGTTGCTCACAACGCTGTATTTCTTCACGAGTTTTTGTGATTAGTGTGCTAATGCGCTCATACTCGCGCTGCAGGTCATTTTTGTCTAGGACCTGCTGTGGTAGATTTTTATCTATTAACAAGTGGAGTTTTTCCCACTCTGCTTGTTTTGCTAGACTAGCGTCATATTGTTGTTTTTGTCGCTTTATATCTTCTATAACTACTGCACAAACAGCACCACTAGCTCTAGCTTCTTCAATTTCACTAGTACGCTCAACAATTAGTTCGTTAACTTTTGCTTCATTTATTAAGCTAAAACAAGTTGGACAAACACCACTCAACTTATTTAGTTTTTGTATAAATGCTTCACCATCACGTACAGTGCGTAGGTGGTTAGTATATTCAGACTCCATGGTTTGCATGCGCTTTACATCAGGTGCTGTTGGTGTGTCTAATACTGTAATATTATTTAATTGTTTTTTATATGTATTATTTTGATTGATTTGCTTGTTTAGTTTATCAATATTACTAATTTGTGCTTGCACTTCTACTAGTTGTGGTTCTAGCTGTTGGTCTAGTGTTGGCACTGTCACTTCTTGTTTATAGCTAAGATTGGTACTAGCATACTTGTCTAACCAGGCCTGTATTGTAGTAATCTTACCGTGTATACCACTTAGTTCTTGTTTAAGATCTGCGGCTAATTCCTTGAATACTTCACCAGCTTTAGTATACTTTGTTAGATTAAGTATTTCTATTAAAAACTTTTTACGTGCTGTATCTGCGCTAGTTAAAAACTCTAAGCTATTAGCATTGCTTTGATAAACAATCTGTGCAAAACTTTTATGGTCTATGCCTATAATATCTTCAATCATTTTATAGGTTGTAGTAGCCGTATGCCCACTAATGTCTTTGCCATTTTTTAGCAGTTTTACTGTTTGCTGTGCACCACGAACTGTTTTTACTGTATAGTCGCTATCATCACGACTAAAATCTAGCTCAATAGTATAAGTTTTATCTTTAACGTGACGGTTTAGTATATCGGCTTTTTTAATGCCTTTGCTGTTTTTGTTGTAGAGTGCTTCTTCTAAGATAAGTGCTATGCTGCTTTTACCATGTCCGTTTCTACCTACTAGTTGCGTAAGTGGAGCATGTACAAAGTTAATCTTGTTATTAGCACCATAACTAAAAAGATTACTCCAACGTAGTTCTTTAATTGTTATCATTCATCCTGCTCTATTTTTGCTAGGTGTGCTTGTAGTTCTAGCACAGTTTGTTCAACTGTTTCACTGCCCAATTGTAGCACATAGGTTAAATACTCACGAACTTCTTCTACCAGTGTCATTTCATTATCAAGCATTAGCTGTACATCTGTGTTACGCTTGATAACTTTGCGGTCAATCAACTCGTTATCCTCTAGTTCGCCCAATTCCTGCATATCACCCTCAACTTGATAAATTGTATGATGATATGGTGTTGGCGGTTTAGGGTCGCTTACCCCAACTGTCAACCTTATTAGCTGCGGTACTTCTAGTTTTATCCAACTATGTTGTAGTGTTTCAGTATCAATTAAAATAACACCTGTGTCAACTGGTTGACGATGAAAGCTAGTAGTAACAGGGCTACCGGGATAGAGAATATTGCGTTGACAATTTTCATAACTGTGTAAATCTCCAGCTAAGACAACGTCCCAGCCGCTAAATATATCTAAGTCTACTTCAGGTGTAACGTGTGGTGGTATTGCACCACGAACATGTGTGCACAATAGTGTGCCACCATCTGGCCAAGGATTGTGCTGCTCAAAATCTTTTAGTTTGTTGTAGGGAACAAACTCTACTCCATAATCGCTGTAGTAATCATCTATGACTATAACTTTGCGATTCATCTTGTTAGTGGCTTTAGCCAAATTAGTCATAAAAGTAGTTGATTTTTTAACTGCTTCATGATTGCCGCTGTATATAATAGTTGGTATATTACAGTTGCTAATTAAATCAAAATATATCTCTAGTTCTTCCATACTAGGCAGTTTGTCAAAAACGTCACCACCTATAACAAATATATCAGCATTGGTTTGTTTTTCTGCTAATTGTTGCCATAGTAGGTTATATCTGTTTCTAGCCCAATCTACTGGTACGTTTTTCTGCCCTAATTTTATGTGTAAGTCCGCTGTAAATAGTAATTTCATTTATAACCTTTTTTAGGCAAAAAAGCCCAGTAACCAAGATCACTGGGCTTTTGCATTATCCTAGTTCTTTAACAGCTTCTTGTTCGCTTTCTGTACCTTCATCTTCGCCACCACTATTTACTTTTTCTAGTAGTGCTAAGACTTCTTCAGCTTTGGGTCTTGGGAATTTTTCATCAATTGAAACAGCGGCATCTGCTGCTGCTTTTTCGTCTGCTGTAAGTGCGCGAGGCTTGCAACGTAATACTTGAAGCGTGTATTCAACATTAAATGCTAGTGGCCCAGTTTTAGTACGTTTGAATACAACGTCCCAACCAGTATCGTAATCTGTAGGATCACCTAAATCTTCGGCTGCTGTTAAGATTTGCTCAAATAACTTCTTTTTAAGATTAAGCGCCTTAACTTTACCGTCTTTAGGGTCGATACAATTGATTGAATAACTCCAGCTGCATTTAAGTTCAGGATAGAAGTCAGGCACATGGTCTTTTTCCATGTTATCAAACTTCTCTTTTTCACGGCTAAATGCCAAGCACTCAACAGGAATATCCTTGTTATTAGTGCCCTTAATCCAGTAAATATAACGTGGCAAAACTCCGCCAATTAACCTAACTGTATTTTCGCCATCTTTGTATTCGTAAGTTTCTACTTTATTTGTTACAGCTTTGCCTTTTGTTTGTTTAAAGCTAAGTGCCATTTTTTATTCCTCGTATTTGAAGTGTATTCGTTTGTTTTTTATTTCTAGTAGCGGATTATATTTTAATGTGGTTATTTCTATATCTGGATAGTAGGTTAGATCTAAGAATCTATAACCTAGGTCTTGGTAAAATTGCCAATTTCTACGACCCGCTAGTTTAAGGTATTGAATTATAAATAATCTATCAGTTCTAGTATCATCTAATAACTGATTCGGTTTGAGTAAGAAACTAGGTCCACTAAACATTTCGCTAGTTATTTTAGCATTATTGAGCTTAACCCAACGACCACCGCGATAGTCTCGTAGTATATCTAGCAAGTCCCAGTGTTGTTTTGATTTTTGCTGTAATTTTTCAAGGTTAAATCGTAAGACCATATTTCTACTCAATATAATATTATAGCATAAACAGCTAACTATAACAAGTTAAATTTTTTAAACCAGTTTGGTTTCCCAACCTTTCTTCATATAAAGGCCTAATCTATCTGTATTCTGCTTGCGATCAGCCCAACCACTAAATTGAATGTCTACTACTATAGGATCTAGTTTACCTGGATGTGGTCGCATTATTCGCCCAACAATTTGTTCTAGTAGACTATCGTTACTCATAGGTACTGCTAGGATGACGCAACTGAGTATGTTGATGGAGATACCTTCGCTGAAGATTTGCCTGCTACCAGCAACGCACATTTTTGCTTTGCTGAGTAATTGTTCTTTTGCATATTGCCTTTCTTCATAGCTGGTGTCGCCAGTAACCAACAAACACGTTTCTCCAACATATTCTTTGACCTTTTCTAAGAATTCTACTCTATCTGCAATTATAAGTACGCTATGACCTTTACTAATGTGAAAACTAGCCAAAGCACTAATAAACTTTCTATAATCATCGTCTTGTGTTAGTTCATTTATTTTTTCTACCCATGGCACATTTGGTTTTAGTACAATATTACTCTTAACAAGATGCACTACAGGATTAATAGTATTACTTTGTGGTGGTCGATAAACGGTGGTACCAAAGTAGTCTTGAAACATTATATGTTTACCATCTTTACGTGTCATAGTACCACTAAGTGCAATCCTATATCTAGCATGAAAAGTATCTACAGTTTCGCTAAATGTAGTAGCCGGACAGTGATGTGCTTCGTCTAAGATAACCGTACCAAACTCTTTTTGTAATTTGTCTAAGTGTTTTACTATACTTTGCACATTTCCAACTACAATAGCGTGGTCTTCTATGTCAAACTGACCGCTGCCTATAATACCACACTGCATACCAAACAGTGCTTCAATCTCATCACGCCATTGATCACGTAGCGAAGTAGTATGAGTTACTACTAGTGTTTTCTGACCAAACTTTCTAGCAATATGTAGTGCTGTAAAGGTTTTGCCCCAACCTACCAGTGCATTAATAAAACAAGTATCTTCTACTTGATCGTATACTGCTAGCTGATCTTCTCGCAATGCATATTTAGGAGTTGGAAATGGCACTGGTACTAGTACTCGTTTATCTACTATTTCATAATCTTCTGGTATTAGATCAGCTCTGCCTTGTGGCATACTAATAATGCCATTAGTTAGTGATCTGTAATTTCTAATAGTTTCTACGCTAGTAAACTTCTTTGATCCTGTATTTTTATGTATTTTATAAGTAAGCTGATTTATTACGTGTTTAGTATGTAGTATGCCAGGATTATCTATGTAT